GCGGTGACAGCAAGATGGGCGAAAGCCAAGCCTGCCCTAGAAACGGCGCCGCTGCCTGTGGCCAGTTACCGCGGATTTCTGACGGTGATGGACATGGAAATCCCATGCTACGTACTGAGCGATGGGACGCGGGTAATTGGGCGCACCTCAGCGACCGAGATGCTGACCGGCATCAAGGGGGGCGGCGCGCTCGAGAAATACCTGGATGTTGAAGGGTTTAAGTTGTTTGTTAACAGTGCTTTGGTGCTCGAGAGAATGAAGGCTGCCTCTGTGCCCGTTCTGAAGTGTCACTGTCTACGCTGTTCGTACGACTGGACCGTCTTTGGAGGCAAGCTCTCGGCCCGCTGTCCCCGATGCAAGTCTCCCTATTGGAAAACACGCCGCAGGACCCTAAAGAGGGTGTAGGATCACTGAAGAATGGAGATCCGGTACAGGGATACGTTTCTATGGGGCCAACTGCCGTTGGTAGAATATCGTACCTGGCTTTCCATGAAGAACCGGTGCAGCTCTCCAAGGCATTCTAGCTGGAAGCACCACGGCGCCCGCGGTATTATCGTCTGTGACCGTTGGGAACTTGATCCCGTCGCATTTATCTATGATATGGGCCTACGGCCATCGCCCAAGCATTCCATCGACCGCATAGACAACAACGGTAACTATGAGCCGCGCAACTGCCGTGGGCGACGGCCAAGGAGCAGGCGAACAACAAGCGTCGGCAGAGTCCCGGGCGCCCACGCAAAGTCCCAAGCCCGGATACATAATGTCCGTGACCTCGGCCCGAAAACCAACTACCATTCTCGCTAGCTGGCTTACTCCACGGCGGGAGGGTAGCGTGTCTAAGGGGCCGACGTCGCTGTTTCCGCACGGGATTCAAGATCCCGAGGAGCACAACCGCCGGGCCGAGGACGCGGATCTGGACTGGCAACGAGCTGCCCCCAGATGGTTCTTGCTTCTCCTCGTGGCCATCCTGCTCGTAGCCTCTGGATGGATGTTCTCCGAGATCCGGGGAGGCACATCCCGAGAGCAGGCCAGGCTAGAGGCCGCGATAGCCGACGCCCCCTCAAAATATCAGGCCCGGCTTTCCGAGCGCGTTGCCGTCGTAGAGGCTCAAGCCGCGACGTTGAACAGCTCCATAAGCGCCCTCACGGTACAGCTAGATAGACAGGCGCAGGCTACGACAGACTTGACCGTACAGCTCCGCGTGCTTAACGCTGAGATCAAAGCGAGGAAGTGATGACCAAGAAAAGCCGGAAGCCCAAAGCAAAGCCGAGGCCGCAGGATCCCACGGGGGGTGGGGGTCAGTCTGGGGGAGGTGGAGGGGGCGGAAAGCCCTAGCCGGATGCGTTCGCTGATCCCAGCCCTTGGCTTACTCATAGGCATCTCCTGCGAGCCCTACAGTGCATACCCGCCGCCTCCTGAGCGCTGGGCCTCGGATAGCGTCGGCCTGCTGTCCCCGGCCACGCTGGGGGCCTTAGATCGCAAGCTAGGGCAATACCAGCTACAGAGCGGGCATTCGGTGCTGGTCTACGTCACGGACAGCTCGCATGGGATCCCGCACGACGAGTGGGCTACGACGGTCTATAACCGCTGGACGGTTGGCCGCAAGGGCCTTGACGATGGCGCAGTACTCTTCGTTTTTACCGAGGACCGCTATCGTTGGCTCGCGGTCGGCTATGGCTTCGAGCGTGCGCTCCCAGACCGAGAGTGCGCACGGATCTGCCGATCCATCGTGAAGCCTGCCATGGAAGCCGGCAATCCGGATGCTGGGATCACGGCTGGCGTAGACGCGATCTTAACCGCTATCGAGCGCTGGGACGCGGCCAAGGCCGAGACATCGGGTGTGAGTGCTTACGTCTCGCCATAAACCCTCCCCTTAGTAGACGCGCTGGATGAATCCCCCATGCATCACGATGTCATCGGTTGCTGCTCCTGCGGATTCTCCGGTGACTCGAAGCTCTACCACCTGATTGAAGTTACATGTGCCGCCCGAGGCTCCGACCTGGGTGTTCGCTGAAGTCGTGACCGCGAGGCTGTTGGGGCCCACGGAAGCCTGCCCGGTGCTCATAAACAGCGTGGAAGATAGGCGGATCACGTTGAATCTGGCGATCCACCTGCCGGCCTCGTTGATGGTCAGCGGGATAGAGAGAATGATGGTGTTGTTCGCGTTCTCCACCAGACGGACACGCAGGGTCTTGACGTTCGCGTTATTGGCGGTAAGGCCGAAGAAAGTCCCCTGCCATCCCATGCCGTTGACCCAAAGCTCGTTAGTACCCGCGGAGCGCGTGGCGAGGATATCTTCTCCGGCTCCGATATTTCCGACTGGGCCGGTGAAGCTGGAGATACGGGCCAGCCCATGCTCGTTCTTCTCCGCGATCACGATGGACGTGGACGTGTCGGCGTAGGCCACGATCCGGGCCATCGTCGGAGCGCTGGAGGTGATCGCTCCCGCCACGCCGGCATAGTAGGTAGCGCCGGGAGTGAGTCCAGCAAAGCCCGTCATGCGTCCCAGAAGACGAATAGTGACGTCTGCTGCGCTATGGCCGCCCACGACCACGAACCCAACAGCCGAGGCTCCAACAGACAGCGGGCCATCGCCAGACTGCATCAGATACCAACGTCCTGCGGTAGTACCTAGTCCTACTCCATTGGAGAGATAGACGAGATCACGGACCGACATGTCTATCGATTCGCCATTGACGCCCAACACGTCGAGGAACACCTGGGTTTCCGGAACCGCGTTTACTGGGTCTATGGTTTTGATCGGAGAAGTTGGCGGATCAGTATCGTTCGCCGGGGCCAGCACGAACTTGTAGGCGAATGGCTGGAGGTAGATCACGGCGCGGCCCGCGGAGTCGAGGATGATCGGGTTTGCATTAGCAGCGCTCCCCGCAGCGTCGGTATAAGTGTTCAGCTTTGTAGTAGTTCCAGATGCGTAGCAGAAGAGCTTCGAGCCCGGTAATGTCACCCCTGCATTGTCCAGCGCCGTGAACCAAGGTGACGGGGCGAGGGTGTAAGCCATTACCGGCCCCTCTTCGTCTTCTTGGGCTTGGGCGCATGGAAGACGGGAGCGTTAGCCGCATGCTCCACGCCCGCTTGGATAGCATGGGCCTCGTCGGGGAACCGGTCTGATCTGTACCCGCACTCACATGCTGCTTCCCACAACGGGGGACTGGTAGGGCAACGGGAGTAGACGACATGGCCGCGAGACTTCGTGATCAGATTCACCGTAGATCCTCTCCAATGCCGAACACGTCGAAGATGTTCATCCCCGCGTCGTCGGCTAGCTTACGCTGCATTTCTTCTAGCGCAAGGTTTCTTTCTTTGGGCGTCATGGGGGCGTTCAAGGGCTTGGGCTTGGTATAGACCGTCGCCATTTTGACGTTGCCGGGAGTGGGCTGGCGACCGACAATGGGCCGGCCGGTCGGCGTAACCGTCTTGGCGGCCTCCCGGGCCACCCTCCGCGCCACCATGGCATCCATGAACTGATCTGCGGGGATGACTCCTCCGACCTTGGGAGGTGGGGCCGTCGCGGCCATCTTCTCCGAGAGCGACTGTGCGATCTGCGGATCGGCCTCGGCGGCCTTAGCCATGGTGTCGGCTAACGCGGCCATGTCGCCCCTAGATGCCGCCGCTATCGTTCGGTCGAAGAGTGCAGGCTTGCTCTTGAGCAGGTCCGGGAGGATTTCGAGAGCGTTCCGTGCAACCAAATACCCGACTCCGTGCGGAATGCCGAGAGCGTGCCCCGCGGCTTCGCCCACAACGGCCTTGGAGACCTCCCTGAGGGCCGAGGCGACCTTGGTAGGCCCAACAGCCCATGCCGCCGACTTGGTGGCCGATCCGCGAACGGTAGGCCCTCCGGCGAGGGCTGTGCCGAGCTGTGCGACGCCTTCTCCACCGACTTTCGCGGCGTTGGTCATCTCCTCTGGTGTGATCGTGCCCGCTCCACCACCAAAGACGGTCTTGTAAGCGGGGGTGAAGATGGTCCCCGTGCCCTTGATCGCTCCCACAACAGCCGGGCCGATTCCGGGGATCGCCGAAACAGCCTCTCCTGCCCCCTCTGGGCTCATTGGGCCAGCCTTGAGGGCGTTCGTGATGTGCTGGCCCGAGGCTCGAAGCTGGGCCATGGATGGGGATTCGCCGTATCCGGCCATGGCGGCGACTTCGCGGGCCGGCGCTATAAATGGAGCGGCAGCGGCCATCGGCGCGGCCTTGACCATATCCAAGAGGGTATTTCCGAAGTTGTCCACCCCAGTCTTAAAGGTTTCTCCGGGGGTTGGGAAGTGCTGCTCTGGGGTGGCCTCGGCTATAGGAGCACTCATCCATGCCGGCTGAGCCCTGGGCGGAACAGGGGATTCGATCATCTTGGCCTGATCTTGATGAAGTTTTTGAGCGTATTCTGTGGCCTTCTCCGGGCTGTCGAAAACACCTAGATTGCGCCCGGTCTGCCGATACTGGTTGATAGCCTCCTTCTCTGACATGATCCGGCCGTCTTCGCTCACGGTCGGAATCAAGACCTCGCGCCCATCAACGCCGATGCTCATAGAGCGCACGGTGCTGATGCTCCCATCCGGGTTTTGCACCCGCGGCCTATTGGTAAGGTCGATGTTTCCATAGGTGAACGAGGGCCCAGTGGATGATGCGCCGCTTCTCACCCCAGAGAAGTCCGGCATGTCATCGGGTACGCTACCCGCGAGGGGGGCATCTTGCCAGCCCATCTATGGCTTCCTTCGCACGCGGCCATCCGGGCCAGTGAATACTGCGCCGGAGGGTAGGGCCTCGTATTCGGCATCGCTCTTGATATGAACGCCGGGGGCTGGCGGGGCGGATGGAGGTGGGGCTCCATAGGGTGCGGCTTGCTTGGGCGCATAGGGGTTGCTGTCACCCACGCCGGCCACTCCGGAGTGAAGGACCGAGTTTCTCCTGATCTGAACGTTGGCACGGGCCATCTTCACCATGTCATGGAACACGCGCTCATCCCAATCGCCCTTCAGGGCCGTCTCGGCCAGCTTCAGGCTATGGTCGGTGGGGGAATTGCCCCCCATATACACTGAGCCGAGGTCGCTCGTCACGTCGGCAATCTGCTGGTCAAGGCGGGTCGCCACAGAAGCCACCTCGGGGCCGTATGCTCCACCCTTGGCCAACGCGAGATTGGCCTTGTTCAGGATTGGGAACTGGCCGCCCTTCCACTCCTTGGCAATAGAATCTACCGAGTCCAGAAGCTCAGGAAGGGCGTTGATGGACTGCTGCAGCTTGAGTTGAGTAGGGCCGTTCATGGATGCCACATGTCGCTGTGTAGCCTTCCAATCGGTCTGAGCTGCCGCGAGGTTGAATCCCTTTTTGGCGAGCATGGTACGCACCGCAGCCCCGTTCCGATAAAGCCCGGTCATCTCTGGCGGCTGATCGCCGTTCATGATGGCGTCCGCGATGGCTGAAGGGTCTACCCCGCTAGCGGTTCCGCCACCAGCGCCTTGAGAAGCGTTTGGTCTGCCCTGAGCGATCACGGGCCCAAGCTCTCCCGTCCTGGGGTTGAGCAGTTGGATTCCCTTGGCTGTCTCGACGTGCTGAAGGTTGACTTCCTTGGGCGCCCCGGTCGCCATCACCCTTCCGGTCCTCGGGTCAACCAGAGTCGCGCCCTCGGCCAGCGCTACACCTTTCGGTTCCTCCCCGAGCAGCTTGGCCTTCGTCTCGGGACTCATCCCGAGAGTCATTTGCTCAAGGATCGGCTTGAAGGTCTGACGGATCTTCTCGCCCGCGGCCGGCACAGCCATGGGGTCGCCGCTCTCCTGCGCTTTCTTGATGAGATCCTGAGCGCTGGCGAGTTGCTGGTCATACTGATCCGCTCCGGGGACACCGCGGCTCTTGGCATGAGCAAGGGCCATGGAAATAGCCCCGATGCCTCCTGCCGGATCATCGTCCAGAAAGGGCAGCGTGCGCAGGGCTACCGTGCCGGCGTAGTCCGCAGTCTGCTGCTGATAGTCAGCGTGCGCCTTCTGGAGCGCTGCCTCATGCTGTGCGATTAGAGACTTTCGCTCGTCCAGCTTGGACGCCGCATCGTTAGCGTCCGCGAACGCCTTGCGCGCCCTCGCTGCCTGTGTAGGGTCGAGACTAGAGAGAACGCTCTCGAAGTCATCGGGATTCGCCATGCCGGCCGAGACGGCGCCCTGGATCTTCTTCTGGTCCTTCTCCTCGCCGTACTGTTGAACGGCCTGCCCCGCAATCTGCCCCACGTTCTGAAGCGCACTCCCCCAAATCTGTCCGGACTGCTGCGCCCCGCGCGCTTGGATCTGGGCGCGCTGCTGGAGAAGGTTCTCCATGTTGTCTTCTTGATACGGCGGGGGAAGGAAGTAGCCACCCATGGTCTAGCCTCAGTAGTACTGATACGGGTCGCGGCCAGTCTCGTTCGGGCCGCCTGTATTTGCTCCACCGCCGCTCGTGGGCGGAACGCCGGGAGGCGGTGCCGTATCGCCCGGAACATAGCTGCCCGGATTCGGGGGGGGCTCGTAGTACGTGGATCCGCCTCCTCCGCCTCTATTCTGGTGGCCGAAGGTGTACGCATCCCACTGACGCTGATAGAGGGCGTTCGCGCGGGCGATCTCGGCCTGCGTCCTCGCCTGATACTGCGCCATCTGAGGGGCGAAGGCATCGTGGGCCCCCTGATACTGCCGGTCATAGGACGAGAGGGCGCGATTGAAGACCTGGCCATACTCGTTTGCGGCGAAGTTCTGGCCGTACTCCACGATATCCTTCAGCGTGCCCCCGGTCCGGAGGACACCCCGAGCGGCAGCGGAGCGCTGGAGGGCGTCTTCTCCCGCTCTCGCGCGGAACTGGTAGCCAGGCTCGTTATAGGCATCTGCGAGTGTCGGGCGGGCAAACTGCGGAGGGGTGAATGTGGGGACACCGGGGAGGCGATAGGACGGGCCGCCACCCGGATCATAGCCTTGGCTTCCGCCACCATGGCGCCCACCAACCACGCCAGTACCATCGGCGACGGGAATGATATCGCCGGTTCCGGGGGCCGAGGGCACGCCCGGGGCCGTGGAGTCACCACCGCTGGGAGCCGGGGCGGGAGTGGGGACGACGGGCTGATCGCCTCCCCCGCCTCCCGGGCCGTACGGATCTTCGTCGGGACTATGGAAAAACTGCGGCATTGCTAGCTCCTATGCTCCGTACCGTGACCAATCCGCCCAACCGCCCATGTCTCCAAGACTGCCTCGTCGCGCGTTAGGGTCTTCGGGCTGTGCCGTCCCACCCATGGGAGGCGCCCCGGCCATCTGTCCGAGCGATCCGCCCTGTACAGCTCCCACTATCCCGGCCTTCGTCTCTGGGACGTAGGACTGGGGCGCACCCATTCCGGGACCCGGAGTGTAGGGTTGGGGCATAGGAGCGCCCTGGGCGCCCATAGACGCGCCCGGAGCGGGAGGCATAGCAGACTGGCCACTGGCGCCAGGAGGGGGCGCTATGGGGCCGCTAGGCTGTCCTAGGGGCGCTCCCTTGACGGCTGCGGTAGCTCCCGCCTTCGTGGTGGGGATGGTGATCCCGACCGGAACGCCATAGCGTCGCACGCCCTCTTCTCCGTTCCGGGCGTACCATGCGTTCCATGCGGTTCGGTAGGCTGCTGCTGCCTGATCTCTCTGCGCCTTGGCCTCGGCTTGCTTTTGCCGTTCATAGTCCATGGCCTGTTGGTTGGCGCGGGTCTGGGCGTCGCCCGAGCGATTCGCTGATCTCGACTGGAGGGCAGCGCCCCCCAGAGCGCTCGCAGCGCCGATACCGGCTGCTATGACGGCAGGCGGCATGATTCACCTCCCAAGGCAATCACGTAAGGCGTAAGCCCAACCCTCACGGCGCCCATCTTGTCGAGCACCTTAGCCATGCGCTCGTCTCCGTTCTCTGCGGCACCCATGACCCAATCGTCTCCGCGGACTCTTGCAAGCTCCGTAGCGAGACGGAGGAGGGCGCGGGTCACTCCGAGGCCCTTGCTCTCGGGGTCGATCCAGACCCCCTCGAAGTGCGTAATCCGGAGAACCGTCAGGCAAGCGATGATCCTGTCCTCATCTTCCACCACGACAATATCCACATCTTCGGGGCTGACTGAGCCAAACATGGGCACATTACTACCCGTGAGCCGGCCCCACTCATCCCTCGGCAGGATACGTGCAATCATGAGGGCATCGTCTCCAGGAAGATATAGAGCGCATACTGCATAACTGGTGCCCCAACACTAACATAGGCCGTGCTGTAGCGTACAGGGCTAAGGCTGTCGATGTGGATCGGAAACGTCGCGCTCTGAAAAGTCGTCGTGGTGTTGCCGGTGATCGCCGCGCCGGAGAACGAAGGCGACACCCCACCGTCCGTCCAGTCGAATGTGACCGTGAGGCTGCTGTTCACCCCTGCCGCCTGGGTGATCCGGGCGTAGTACGAAATGCGATACAGGCCGGCTGAGAGATTCGCTCCCGAGAAGTCCGTTGGAGCGATAGCGGCAAACTGAGTCGTCAGCGGGACCGTATTAATCCTGGTGGAAGAGGCACTCAGGGAGTCGCTCTGACTCGTAAACCAATCGAGCCACGCCTGAGTAACCGTCCCTTCCTTCGGATCCTTCTGGCCTCGCTTTACAAACTCTATCCGGGCAGGCTGGGCAATCGGATCCTGTAGCGGGATCGGGACAACGTTCTGAGTGCTCATTGGGTCGCTTGGCTAGCGGTCCCCTGCTGTTGTGGGGGCTGGGCAAGAGCGATGTAGGCCCCCGTGAGCTTCCAGGCGACAGGGTCACTCACCGCAACCTCGAAGACTCTCCGTCTCCCGCACCCCAGCCGATTCCAGCGCACCCTCTTGCCGTACTGTCCTACTAGGCCAGCCGAGCGGAACATCTCCGCGCCCCACGTCTTCCCACCGTCGTTGCTCATCCGGAGCATGACTTGGGGGTCGTAGCCTTGAACTGTGCTGTCCGCTAGAGCGTTCGCAGGCTCGAGGTCCAGCTCAAACGAGGAGTAGAAGATTCGCGTGTTCTCGGCCATGAGCGCGGGGGCTCGACGGACCCTCCGGATCACGCGCGAGTCAACGTCGGTCGGGATCGTGGAACTCATGTGATAGACGCTCACCGTCTCGGCGTCGAGCATCCAATGCTGGCCGTAGGCTGAAGCATGAAACCGAGGTCTCCAGGAGTTGAAGACTCCCGTTTCGGCGATCCACGTCCCACGCTTCGCCCACTGACCTGTAGCCGAGTCCCAGGCCCACGTGACACCCTGGAGAGGGAAGCTCAGGACATAGAACGTATGGCCGAGGTCGTTATAGGAGTCGGCCACGGCATCAGAGATGTTGGAATAGCTGCTCATGGCAAACTGCTGTGGGAAGTCTGAAATGACCTCGGGAGTAAATCCTAGGGCCTGTAGCACATATCTCCCCCCAGATACAGATGTCCCGAGCCAAGCCAATCCTGCCCCTACCTGAGTGGCCGAGAACGCCGCCGCACAGCCGTATGGGACCAGTCCCGAGGGATGTGGGGCGAAGGGGAATGACCCTCCGGTGTCATACCAGACTTCGGAGGTTTCTGTTCCCAGGAGCCAGACGAACTTTCCGCTCACCCTCATGCTAATCCATGGATCGGGAGCCTGACTTCGCTGGGCGAAGTCCGTCCCCGTGTTCCACGTCAGCCCCGCACTCAGATTTGAGATGTAGAACGTCGAAGACGATGCATCCAGGGCTAGGAAATAACCGTCGAGATGCGCACCCATCGTCGCCTTCCCATTGAGCGCGGCGATCTGGGTCACAACGTTCGTAGCGAGGTCGAGGATATATCCGTTATCCCCCGACGTAACGAAGACCTGCCCTCCCCCGTCTCCGTTGTATGAGAGCGTTGCCGGATTCGCTCCGATAGCGACAGTCCCGAGACTCGTAATGGTCCCGAATGCCCCTACTTCATACAGCTTGTCTCCGATGACACCAAAGAGCCTGCCGGCGGCCTCGAAGAGCCCTCTTCCGGACCCAGACGTACCCGCGCAGACCTGAGTTACTCCAGGGGTGGGATAAAGGGCCCACTTCGTCGTAGCGCCGTCGCTCTCCATGCGCTCGACGTAGTAGTTGATCGTATCTTCCTGATCGGCCGTATAGGCTTGGCTCTCGTAGCTGCCGCGGATGAAGCCGGAGAGGTTCATCTACTGTCCGGTGTTGCTAAAGATGTTATAGGTTCCGGGTCCGAATCGGCCTCTATCACCAAGAACATCCGCGCCGAAGGTTAGCGCCCGCTCTCTCTTGTTGGCTCTCTTCAGCGTCGCCAAGCTCTCCGCTGCTGTCTTGACCAACACCGGATGAGGCTGTACTCCATAACTCGGGCACAGGAGAATCGCAAGGTTCTGGACAACGGCGTCCTCATAGCTCGGGGGAAGAGTGACCGTATCGGTCAATGCGGCAAACTCAGATATAGCGGCCCAGTGATAGATCGCCCAGAGAAGGGTCGCGGACGTCGGAATAGGCCACGGGATGAGGGTTCCGAGTGGATAGGTCGGGTTGTAGTAAGCCGCTTGAGGATAGAGGGACGTCAGCGCTTTGAGATTGATGCCCTCGTACTGTTCCTCGCTAAGAAGCTCCGGGAGGTCGTACTCATAGGTCGGGCTCTGGGATGTATCGATGAAGTTGACCTTCTCGATAAACACCGGGCGGACGATGTTGATGTTTCCACCAGTCCCGACCGTAAAGCTGGCCTGGTTCGCCGTCAGCGTGGACATAGTCCGCGTAATGGTGTAGATGGTCAGATTCGTCGCTGCCCACCCGTTGAGCATGCGGTTACAGCGAGTCCTCGCGTCTTCCGAGTCCGCATAAGCCAAGACCTCCCCAGAAGCGAGCACGTTGATCTCGCGAGTCGCCGCATTGACGAGGTCTTGGACAGTGCTCAGGGACTACTCCTTGATATAGCTGGGGCTATCGACCTTGCGGGGACGTCCACGGCGGCGCTTGGCTTCGGGCATTACTTCGAGGTGTCGGCCGTCATTGGCCTGTTCTGCCGCCCTTACTTCGGCCCTGGCCTTCTCGCTCATGCGCTCCACTTCGTAGTTCCGCTCTGCTGCTGCGCGAGCGATGCCTTCGTTTCTGCTATTAACGAAGGCCACAGCATCATCGGGGCTTTCTCTCCAGCCCTGTTCCATGGCGATAGAACGCTCGCGCTCGTCATTCACGATCATCTGGCAGCGCTGGGTAAATCTCTCTGCCGAATCGACGGCCCTCTCATACTCGCGAGGATCGCGGAACTCGCCCTCATCTGGCCGGGCAGCCATGCAACAGATCTTGCCGTGATAGTCCTGGGCCCGGTAGAGCATCTTGGGATAGGGACGATAGACGTATGGATTCCCCGGAGGATATCCAGCAGTCCACTTCGACGGGAACTGCTCGAACTTGGAGTATTCCTTGGCCGCATTGGAACCGGGAGAGATGACGATGCCTGGCTCCCGGTTGTAGAGATCGTCTACTTCTTGGTTGACCGGCCTAAATTCCTGACTCACGCGCCTTCTCCTATCCCCCCGTCCGATCTCTCGGGCAGTGGTCCAAGCGCCCATTCCGGGCGCGGGTATTCGCTCTCTTCAAGCGCAATGTCTGCAATCAATTCGGCGGGTGGCTTGGCGAGAGCACGCGTCTCCCCCGCCTTCATCGGCTCGATAGTCTGGGAGGGCTTCCACTCTCGGCGTCGGTAATCCGCCTTGAGTAGTCCGGTCTCATCGTCGTGGGATTCATACCCATAGAGGAGGCTCGGCTCTGCGAGGAGCGTGCATTGCTCTGGAAGAATGATGCGTATGCCGCTCTGCGCAGCTCTTCCCAGCCAATACTCCGCTGATCCCCTCTGCCTGACGTATTCGCTCTCCGTTCCATAGTTGATACCCCAGAGGCCCAGGACAGAAACGCCCTCGGTCATGGCGAGTGCGATCATCCATGCGACATGATTCGCGAAGTAGGCCCGCGCGTCTCCAAACTCCGCAAGGATCTGGCCCTTCGGATACCGTCGCGAAGATGGGATCTCTGGATACTTGTCCTGCATGTACAACGGTACGGTGTTCTTGGCTAGCCATTTCGGGTAGAGCGCCGACTTCTTCCCTCCCCGAGACCAACAGGCCCGAGGATGGAGGTCGAAGTAACGATCCATCGGCCGTCTATACCAAGCTCTCGAAGACGCATGCCCCCAGAACTCCCAAGTAGGATCGTTCCAAGGGGCATCTCTCAAAGAGTCCGAATGCGACCCGCACAATGCGACCTTCCGCACTGTACGGGCCGCAGTTGCCCGTGGAATAGGCTCTACAGCGAACGCCACGGGCGGCTTGACTTCCATCATGTTACGAGCTGACCTGGCGCAGCGTGAACGGATAGTTGAGCCACACCGAGCAGAACAGCCCCGTTGCCGAGGTTGCGCTCGTGGTAGCCGTACTCGCCGCGCTCGTGGGGTACATTCCATAGATGCGCGACGTTTCCACGGACGAAGCCTGAGAGGTCGTAAGACCCAACAGACCGGCCGCGGGGGTGGAGACAGATGTTGCGGGAGTAAGGATGCCCGTTGACGTAACGAGCGAGCTACCACTGACGAGCTGAGCGTGCGCATTGGCTCCGTAGATCTGCGCCCATGCGTACTGAGTGGATGTACCCTCTTCGACTAGCACGCCCACCGAACCGGGCGCGGCTGCCGTAAGGGCAGATGCCGTGAAGGCACCATCACGAGAGATCAGGACTCCAGCCCCCACAAACGCCGGGAACGTGAGATCCACGAGGACGTATTCATTGCCAGAACCATCACGAGCGCGGCATCCTGGAGTGAGATAGTCCGGAAGAGCGACAGAATCACCCACGATTGCCGCAGCGGAGTCCCGAATCGACTTGAACTGATCCGGAGTACCGAGATAGAGCAGGGTAGACGCGGCCTGCGGCTTGGCGACAGAACCAAGAACGCCTCGCATGACCTGAACACGTCCAGCCACAGGAATAGCCTGGACCTTCATGACCTCGATAGCTCCAGTACCAGCGGCTACGAGGAGCGAGCCGACCGTGATATTCGTCGTAGCGCCTACGGCGAAGTCGTAGTCCGAAGCCGTGATGGCGCTCGTGACAGTGGTCGAGTTGAGCTGCGTGACTGCCATGACGCCCTCCTAACCAACGACCCGGGTAGCCATCCGTTCCTGGATAGCCGCCGAGCCGAAGAGAATGTCCAGACGATTAAGGTTCTGGTCCGTGGTGATCTGGAACTGCTCCACGTACCGGATGGAAATGGCGAGAGACTTACTGTTCACCCTAGTAGCCTTCGCTCCACCGTTCGGCATCACGAGGTCAGCCATGACCGACGCAAACGCCTTGGGATGGAAGACGAGGTTCTGTGGGCTCACCGTTGCCGCGAGGGTTGCGCCAGCCGCCATCGCCCAATACGTGATGACAGCGTTGTCCGCCGGGGCCGCCGTAACGTTTGCGAGGGCGCCGGACGTGATGATGCTCGGGGAGATCGGAAGCGTGATGGCTCCCGTGGTGTCCGAGATGTCGGACGTCAGAACGAACTGCTGAAGCCGGCCAGTCGATTCCTTCGAGAGGGGATTGACCGAGAACACGCCGCCGATGGTGATGATATCGCCCTTCTTCAGAACCGACGTACCGGAGGCCCACCCGTCAGAGATGATGCTTGAGCCGGTCTGGAGAGCACCATTGACGAGTGGGGTTGCACCAGCACCACCCACCGATCCAGACGTAAACCGGGGAATGTTCTGGTCCTGGAACCACTTCTCGATACCAAGCTGGGCCTGGGCAAACTGACCCTTCGACCAATTCTCGGAGACCTTCCCCTGGGGATTGAAAAACGCCGCGGTCGAGAACGCAATGGTCGCGTTGGCGAGAGGCTCCAACACAGCCACGAGATTCTCATCCGGACCCGCAAGATCGGCGATCTTGACGCGAGCCTGCGAGTAGGTGAGACCGGAGGCGGGAGTCGTACCAAGCGTCCCCACCGTGTTGTAAACGCTCTTGTACACGTCCGCCATGCTCTGACGGTCGTACACATTCGCGAGCGTCTCCGCTGCGGGCATCACATACCGCTGGCGGATGTCATCCAGGTCAGTCGTCGCCTGAGACGAAGACCAACCAAAGCCGACGTGACGTCGCCGGTTGAGGATGAGGTTCACCGTCCGGTCGAGAAGGTTCTGGATGATCAGACCTTCACCGTCGGAGGCTTCAAACTGCTGGGGAAGACGGACCTTGACGGTATCACCCACCTTCGCGCCGTCGCGGGTGTATTCGTCGTTGTACTCGCGATTGAACTGCGCCACACCGCGCAGACTATTCACGAAGTACATGGCCGTTTCCATCGTCACCCAGGTAGGGGTGATGAGGGTGTTCGCCATCGCTAAGTTTTCAGTGACTTAAGTCACCGACCTCGTTATCGCGACTTGGCCGGCTTCCAGCGCTTGGAATACTCATCGAGAGACATTCCTTCGCGGTAAGTGCCTTCGTCTGCGACCTGTGGCGCGCCCGTTACTGGCCGAACGGGAGGAGGCGCCTTGCTTACAGACGGCTTGGGATTGGTGGCAGTCGTTTCAACGCCCAAGCTCGTTACGAGTTTCGCCATCTCGCGAGTAATGGCTCGCGGAGATCGCAGCGCGGCGATACGCTGGAATTCGTCTTTGTGCTCCGAAAGATACACCATGAGCGCGGGAGCATCGTCCACGTTGTCCACGATCTCATCTGCAATGTAGGTCCGTGGATCTCCAAACCGTGGGTCATCGTGGGAGATCTCTCCCCGCTCGGCCATTTGGAGAAGCTTGAACGTGGGATACAGGACAGCGACGTGATCACCGATCTTGCTCCAGAAGTCGGGATCCGCTTCCTTGGCTTTTACCACGGATGCCTTATAGCGGTTCTCGTATTCTCCCATCTGCTGTGAGCGCTGATGGGACCGCTGGGCCTCTTGGGCCCTCTTGGCTTCAGCCTGATACTCGTACCGGGCTGTAGCCCGGGTGAACTCGGCGTAGTCCTCGAAGTCTTCGACTTTCGGGGCTCCTGGGTCAGCCGATTCCTTGGGGGGCTTTGGAGGAGCCTCGATCTGGCGGGCTGATCGGGCATGCTCAAGCTCGGCTCTCGCCTTAGCAGCTTCTTCACGCGCGGCGGCGGCCTCGCGGCGGGCCTCTGCGGCCTCTCTGGTGGCCTGAGCGACTCTGGCCTGAGGATCATGCCTGGGATTGCCCTTGCGCTTATCCTCGGCCTCGCTGGGGGCCTTCTCGGCGTCCTTGTCGGCCTTCTCTTCCTTCGCGGCTTCCTTGGCCTCGGCGGCACGCTTGGCGGCAGCGGCTTCGGCGCCTCTTTTGCCCAATTCTGAGGCCGCATGAGAGAGATCGGGCTCGCCGTTCTCGTCAGTGTGCGTCTCTTGGACGTCCCCACCCGTCTTTTGGGTATCCCGGGCCTCAAGGATGCCCGTCATCTCCTCGGCGGTAGAGGTATTGCTGGAGACGGTAAAGCCTCCGTGCTCGACGGTTGCGATGGTGGAGGGGTCAGAACTCATAGGCTCGCTCGCATTTTACTGTCGATTTACCGCAGGTCAAGGTTAATCACTCTTCTGTGTTCTCTCCAGCGTCCTCGCCGGGCGTCTCGGTATCGTTGGTTTGCCCATGGTCGCGGGACATGGTCACGGAATGGGCTCCAGCCCCAGCCATTCCAACCTCATGGGCCATCTTCAGCTTGGCCTTTTCGAGGTCATGCGCCTGCTGGAGGCTCACGAGGGCCGTCTCGTGAGCGGCGTCAAACTTCGTCTTCTCCTCGTCGTGGCTGATCTCGTAAGCCAAGGCAAGGTTTTCGTTCTGTAGCTCGCCGGCCTGGATGGCGCCCTTCGCGGCGGCGTTGATCTTGGCCACAGCAATGGACGTTGCATCCTTCATGCGCTGGATCTCAATAGCCTGGGATGCATCGATCTTGGCCTTTTCGATGGTCGCCTGCTGTTTGGCCTGCTCGGTCTTGAGGAGGTCTGCGGCCTGGGCGACCTTCTGCTGCGCCTCTTGGAGCTGAGCCTGTAGGGCAGCGTTTTGTGCCTGAAGTTGCTCGGAACTAGGCTGCTCGCCTTCTTTCTGCGCAATACCCGGGAAGTTCTTGTCCCGCAGTTTCGCCATCATGTCGGCGGCTTCCTTCATCCCCGGGCCGTCCCTAAAGCGAAGATACGTGGGCAAAAGAACCATCTGTCCGTCCGGAGGAAGGCCCTGGATCAGCTCCGAAAGCTCGTCTGCGCCCTCCTGGAGTCGCGTCTGTGCGCTCTTGCCTATAACCGGGGCTACCGAATACTTACCCCCCCTGGACAGGTCATAGTGCTTGATGTTTGGCTGCGGCTGTCCCGGCATCGGCGGGGGCGGTGGTGCTGGTCTTCCATCCGGACCCATGACGTGCGGCGCATTGAGCATGACTGTCTTGGGCTCGTCTTCCTCCCCGAGAACTTGCGTGATCCGACCCTCACGATCATAGATCCTAGGGATAAGCTCCAGCATGACTTTGGATTCGTACTGTAGGGAG